ATGGCAACAGATATGTTTACAAATCTGGACTTAACGTAGTAGCAACAGCTAACTGGGCAAACGTTGCTACTAACTAATTTAATTTAGTTAAGAAAATAGCACCTTAGGGTGCTATTTTTTTGTCTCTAGTGTTGAATAAAACTGATAAATAATAGAAACTGGAAGATTTAAATGGCAATCGTTAAAAAACTTGGTGCACCTTATACCATAACAACTACCAACAATAGCGATACTATCACGCTGGCAACCACATCACCTCTTGGTGTGATCATTACTGGTAATTTAACTGTGCTAGGTAATAGTACACAAGTAGAATCAAACGTTACTAGTATCACAGATAATTTTGTAACATTAAATGCAGGTGAAAATGGTAATGGTGTTAGCATCCTCGGAACAACATCAGGACTTATAATTGATCGCGGCACAGCACCTGGTGGCAACGTTAAACTACAATGGAACGAGCCATTAAAGGTTTGGCAAGTCAGTGGAATTACTAGCGGAAGCCCAGGTGATGGTACGCTGTTTTCAAACCTAGCAACATCTAGTACAGGTGGTACTGTGGTATTTGATGACAAAGCACCAGTACTAGGTGGCAACTTAAATGCCAATGGATTCACTATCTACGCAAACGCCACAGTAAACTTTGGTGCAAATTTATTATTAATTAATCCAGCAACTACACCAAACGTAGCAGTTATCAATGCCACCATAGTTTATGCAAGTACACCTTCATCAGGTACTTCAGGCATTTATGTATTAAACAGCCAAGCTGCTAACCAAGAATTAGTTACCAAAGCTCGCGCCCTGGGCTTTTCATTATTATTATAGGAACAAACATGTCAATTCAGTCTACACTATTAACAACAACACCTAGCAACATCTATGTTAGCTCTGGCAACACAGTGGTTAGCACTATGTATTTCTGCAATACCTACACTTCCGCTGTAAATCTAAACGTTTATTTAATTTCAGCACCAAATAGCATTGCTAATGTAACCACACAAATTTATGCTAACATACAATTAGCATCAAATGACACTTACGTTGCAGATTGGGAAAAACTAGTATTAGGCCCTGGTGATCAAATCCGTGCTAGTGTTGGTATAGCCAATGTAGTAAATGCTACAATCACTTACGTAGGAATCTAACGATGGGACGCTTTATTAAAAACGCAGGCCCAAAAACAGCCAGCCATGCTTTTGCCTTACCAATTGGTACCAGTGCCATTGGTCCAGATAGTCCTGTAGTAGGGCAAACACGCTGGAATACAACTACAAGCCGTTTTGAATATTACAGTACTGGTAATGTTTGGCAGGCAACAGCACATGAAGGATTTGCTAATCTTATTGTATCAACATTTACAGTGAGTAATGTCAATCAATTGTCTTATGGACCATTGAGTACGACCTATACAGCAGGTCAAGAAAAAAGATTATTAGTGCATCTAGCAGGTGTTTATCAAATTCCTAACACCAATTACACATGTAATGGTACAGCTAATATCGCTTTCCAAGCCGGTAGTTTAAGTAGTTATAGTGGTGCAACTATCGCTATAGTTGAGGGGTTAGGAAGCACGAGTGCTGTCTAATCTTTTGTAAATTAAGGATTCGTAGATGGCAATCAGTCAGGTCCCAGGGTATGCGTTATTAACAACATTAGATCGTCAAGGTACAGATCTTTCGTTTGTTAGTACCACCAACACGAACCCAAATGGTACCGGTTCTACTTTATTATATTTTGATTATGCTAATTGGACCATCGGTATCAATGAACCTAATCCTTATCGATATAATCAAAGCCTAGTAGTCACAGGTAATATCTTATCCAACGGTGGCGGTGTATTAACCACTGGCAATCTACAGCATGACCTAGGTAACGTCACCAATCAATGGAACAACGTTTGGGCTAACAATCTCTACGGCACAATACAAACCGCTACACAACCAAATATTACCACTGTTGGTAACATCACTAACTTAAATGTCCTAGGTAATCTAACAGTTGGCGGTCAGACGATTACGAATACCACAGGTAATTTAAATGCTGCCAATAATCAAATTATCTGGGTGGGTTCACCAATCCAAAGCACAGATGCCGCAACCAAAGGTTATGTTGATGCACAAATAGCTGGAGGAAGCAAAGGTAATTTAATTCCTTTAGGTACTCCAACAGACGGTAATCTAGCTGACAACAATGCAGCTTACCTAGGATTTACAACCAGTACCACAGTGACAGATGCCATTGACATATTAAACTCAGTAACTGAAAACCTATTTACCAATACATTTGTACGCACTGTGTCATTCTCAAGCAATGTCACAGCAGGTGGTGCAGGACAGACTATATTGTTGACTATGGTACCACAAGGTAATGTCAACCAATATGTCATACAATGGGGTGATGGCACAGCCAACACAACCACCAGTTCTACAACTGCTACACATACATACACTACTAACGTTGGTACACCATTTACTATCATAGTGCAGGCAAGTAATACCAATGGTGCTAGTCCAAGCAACGTAGCCAATGCTGTGCGCACTAACTATATACAAATCTATGGTGCTAACCCAGTGATGGGCTTTAGCATGTTTAGTGCCAACGTCAGCGGCACACCACTAAGTGGTAATAGTTTATACAGTGTGCAAGGTAATGTGATTTATCTACAAAATACCACAACCAATACCAACACTTCAACAGTGACTTGGAGTATCAATTGGGGTGATGGTACTTATGCCAACGTGCCCAATAACACATCATCAGGTGGTGTGTTGGGTCCTTATGCTAATCACACATATTCATCAAATTCAGGTGCCAGCACATTCGCAGTTAACCTAGCACTGTTGTCAGACAATATCGCCAACCCCAGCATCCTTCCACTATATACCGCGACTAATCTTAAAGTATACAGTCCTACTCCACCAGTGCCATTTGGTGTGTCTACAAGATCATTGACCTATGGTACTAGCGTAGGTAATAGCCCGTATCTAGCTGCCAGTGCCACAGACAACACAGGCGGAACAACACTAACAGCAGGTGCTACAGTTAATCGTGCTACGTACAATCAAGGCGTTATCAATGCCAATGCAGGTACTATAACTAATACATTAACCTATAATGGTAACACTGGTGTATTAAGTGCTATTGTTAATGGTACCAATGCTGGCAATGTAAACTTAGCTACGCCTCAGACGACAGGATTGACAGGTAATCTTTGGATTACTTCACTCAGTGATTATAATCTATTTGCTCAATCAGGTGCAGGCACAACTTTTGCCAGCTCAATATACTATCCAGGTTGGGGCTACGGATTTACAGCCAACGTCACAGCCACTGGCAGCAAGTTACCAGTTGGTATAAACAGATTTGGTATCAATCATACAACCACAGGTGCGACCAGCAATGTAGAATTCGTAGTTGATAATATCATTACAACACCAACATTTACCTGGGGAAATATCGCTATAGGTACACCTGGCACTTATCGTTATATCTCAGGTATACCATACTTTAACACAGGTAGTCCAACACTGACCATATCAGGAATAACCATTGGCCCAAATTGGATTGGACAAACCTACACTGGTGCAACAAATCCAGTACAGATTAACTCAGGACAGAACCAAGAAGGTACTGCGTCAGCAGTGATTACCAACACTGGTTATAATTATTCTAGCCTGAACAACGCAGCCAACGTCATGCTCAGTGGTGGCGTACCAATTGCTAACACAGGCGCATATTCACCATATACCGTAGCCAACCTAACATTGTCAATCACCGCAAGCTCAGTGCGTAGCGTAGCTAACCTTTTAATGTATGTGACTAACTGTACTAATTCAACAGCATTTGTCTACACCATTGGTGCCAATGCTAACATACAAGTACACACAGCAGCACAGAGTGGTATCAGTGAAATCGCTATCTCAGCTAACACCAGTGCCAACACCAACCCAGCGGTGCGCAGCACATATTTCCTAGCCAACACTACTAATACGCCAGCGTATGTTAGTTCAACTAACTTTATGTCTACAGCAAACACCTACAATGAATCAGCAGATCCAGGTGTAGCAGGCACACGTGAAGCAACCATACGTATGGGTGTACTAAAATTTTCTGCTAACAACTACAGCACTGGTTACTTACCAATTGGTCCTAATCGTTCAGGTGATGGTGCTAATAATCAATACTTTACCATGGGTGTACAACGTGTAGGTATTTCATCATTTAACCTAAATATCGTAGCACCAGCGGGTGTCGTTGGTGTATGGGTAGCGGCACCAGGAACCTATATCGATCAAACCAGCGGACTCAATGGTTGGTTAGATGCCACAGTCAGTTATGCTGGTAGTGGACGTCCAGGATCAAATACTGGTGCAGGTGGTAATGGATCAAATGGTTGTGGCAGTGGAGCATTGATAGCAGCCAACGTGGCTCTTAATGCGGCATATACGATAACCTTAGGTAACGTTAGCTTGACTAACGCTACTAACAACGTAGCACTAATTAGAATAGCTCTAGCAAGTGGACAAACAGTTTCCACATTGGCGGTGTCATAATGGCAATACAGAATTCACCAGATAATCAAAAAATTGACTACCTTTGGAAAAAGTTAGGTTATGGGGTCGCCAAGACTGACATAGCTGGCAACATTGACGCCACACAAGAACCCTATGCTAGTCCATTGTTAATTCGTGCTGATACTATGTGGCAACAGTCAGGAACGATTCCTGCGGTATTGCCAGCAAGTAATAGCAGTGTGGTTACAGTATATCCTACTACGTTCCCAATACAGTGTACCAATGACGCAGGTATTCCTACTCCACAGCTAACCTGGGTCACGGGAGTTACTAACTGGATTCCACCAGAGTTTGGATCAACATATCAGGTAAAGGTTTATATCGCGCCAGCAGGACAAGCTGCCAACGTCACTACCAAAGGCACACAGGTATTTGCCACAGGTTCAGGTAATAATGATGAATGGTTCTTTGACTACAAAGCGGGTATCTTAAACTTCAACAGCAACAACACACCATACAGTGGTGCCAGCCCTATCAGCTTTGCTGGTAACGCTGTCTACATCAGCGGTGGTGTTTATTCAGGTGCATTTGGGTTATCAAACACTTCCGCTGTATTAGGCAATCTTACAATTAATAATACAACAATATCTACAGCCACAACCAATGCTAACATTTACCTAACAGCTACAGGCACTGGCATAGTACAGATATCTGGTAGTAATGCAGTAGGTATTCCTTTTGGTAATAATTTCCAACGACCAGCAAATCCAACTACTGGGTATTTGCGATATAATACTGATGCATCAGATATTGAGTTTTGGACTGGTAATGCCTGGCTCATACCTGGTACTGCTACGATCATTTCAGAAATCATCAACCCAAATGGTACTGGCAATACTTTCACTTTAAGTACCAGTGGAACCACAGAAGGCGTGCTAGTCAGCATCAATGGTACTTTACAACAACCATTTACTGCATATACTGTATCTGGCACTAGTATAACATTTGCTGAAATTCCTTTAGTTTCAGATACAGTTGAAGTTCGCCACTTGATCCAAGGTGAATCTGTAATTACTTCAAGTTCACTACAGTTTGGTAATACCACAGTAGTCTTAGACACAGCCAATGTTACTGTAAATGCCACATCACTAAATGTTGAAGGTGTACTACAAGTGGTTGGAAATATCACTTCTGGAACACTACAAACTGGTGTTACTCATATTCCAACGTCAGCCAACGTAATTTATGTAGGAAAAAATGGCAGTGATAGCTACGATGGCACTATTAATGCGCCATTATTAACGATCAATGCAGCGATGGCAGTGGCGGCAAATATATCCTCAACCGCTGGAGTCAGTGTACACGTCGCTCCCGGAATATATTACGAAAACAATCCAATAACTATCCCACAAAACGTAGCATTGATGGGTGATAACATACGTAATATTACAGTCATACCAAACACACCTAATGCTGATTTATTCTACATGACTAATGGCACTTACGTTTGGGGTATTACAATTAAAAACTATCTAGCCAACGGATTTAGTTATAGTTCAGCGACCAGTAGCCAAAATGTATTTGTTAGTCCTTATATACAAAACGTAACATCTAGTACCACAACAGGCACCGCAGTTTATGTTGACGGTAACAACACCAGCAGTATCAGTACCAAAGCAATGATTGTAGGGTTCTTTACTATTATCAACCAAGGCGGTGTTGGTGTGCGATTAAGCAATGGTGCTTATGCACAGTTAGTTAATATTTACACTATTGGCGCTAATGTTGGTATTTGGAGTGATTCAGGTAGCTTCTGTACCTTAAACGGATCAGATAACAGTATTGGTAATATTGGACTGCGTGCTGATGGATATGGAACACTGCAAAGTTACGGCAACTCATACGGATATAGCACTTTTGGTTCGTTTACAATAAAAAATCCTATAGCCCAACCACATGTCAACACAGTGATGATCATCAACGGTGATCCGGCTTATTATAGCATTGACAAGATTAATAAAGTAGATGCTACTACTTACACTATCACAATTCAACAAACATATTTAGGCAATCTAGCACCTAACACTAACATTGCATTTTATAATCGCAGTGAAGTAGTAGCCAGCGCACATACATTTGAATATGTAGGTGCAGGTATTATCGCAGCCAACGCACTACCACAATATGGTGGCATACCAAATGCTAATCTAAATGTTATTACCACAGGAGGTGGCAGTGTAACCTATACAGCCACAGATGAAAAAGGACAATTTTGGATTGGACCTAATTTAGTTATTAATCAGGCAACAGGTACGATCAGCGGTGCGGCATTTAGTAAGAGTTTATTTGCATTAATGACACCATACATTTTAGCGTTGGAAACATAATAAAATAAGTAATTAATAAGGAAATAAAATATGGCAGCTGCAATCAATAATTTTACCACAGTGACAGCTAATCTGACAGCTAACATAGCTTCAGTTTACAGTACACCTGTTGGATATTCATCGGTGATATTGCTATGCCAAATTAGTAATATTAGTAATAATGCCATAGCGACCAGTGGGTATCATTTAAGATCAGGTACCCCTACAGCACTATTACAAAATTATCCGGTGCCAGTCAATGACGCTGTGAGTATGCTGACAGGTAGATTGGTTATGATCTATGGTGACAGTCTACAATTCAGTGCCAACGTTAATACTGGTGCACAATTACTATTAAGCATTCTAGAGACCAGCACATCATAATATGGCAATAGTTACTACCCATTTAGTCAGCGGTCGTGTTCCGGTAGTTGCGCCAACTAGCGTTACATCTGATCGTTACACATATCTAGGACTTAGCCAAGCAGAGCCTAACCTTGGCTACAGTGGTAATGGTAATGTATTAACAACAAATATCTATGGACAACGTATTTGGTCCAGTAATATAACTTTATCAAACATCACAGTCACAGGTACAGTCATCGCAGGTGCAGTACAAGCTGGAGGTATTAATCAATATGTCAGCAATACTGTACCTGCATCAGCCGCAGTAGGTGATCAATGGTATGATATCAGTACTGATATCTTATTCCAATATGAGAATACTGGTACCAGTAACGTTTGGGTAGATGTATCATCAGTGGCTATGAATACCAATGTAGCCACTATATTAGGCACCACCCTCAGCATTACAGGCAATGGTACAATCACCAACGGATTAACAGTTGGTAGCCTTACTATCAATAGTAATAATCCAACAGCCATCATCAACAGTGGCACAAGCGGAGTTGGAAATATTGGTTCAGTGGGCACAACATTTAATACTGTATTTGCCAAAGCCACAACTGCACAATACGCTGACTTAGCTGAAATTTACTCTGGCGATAAACCATATCCATCTGGTACTGTAGTGGTTTTTGGAGGCCCGGCTGAGGTCACTATCAGCACAGCTAATCACGACTCAGCGGTAGCAGGTGTAGTATCTACTAATCCAGCTTATTTAATGAATACAGCATCTGCAGGCGCAGCAGTAGCACTACAAGGACGAGTACATTGTTCTGTAAAAGGCCCAATTTGCAAAGGTGAACTGGTAGTTACCAGCGACATTCCAGGAGTGGCACAGCGATTAGATCCTACTTTATGGAAACCAGGATGCGTTATAGGTAAGAGTTTAGAAACGATCATTGACGATCAAATAGCGACTATTGAAGTTGCAGTAGGGAGAGACTAATGGGATTTCCACTTAATCCACTCAATGGTAATGTAGCAACAGTAAATGGTATTACCTATACCTATAACAGTGCTAAGACTGCTTGGTTGAGAGCCAGCACCACAGGTGCTAATCTCACTGCTAATAGCATGACATTAACATCAAATGCTATCTCTATATCTTCAACATCAGGGGCACTGATAGTCACAGGTGGTGCAGGCATAGGTGGCAATTTGTATGTGGCAGGATCTCTGTTTGGTAACATCACAGGTAACATCAACAGTACTGGAGGTAGTATAAATTCTAACACTGCTACGTTTAGTAATTTAATTTCAACGTCAGCAACCATTACAGGTAATATCACAGCTGGTAATGTGAATGCTACTTATTTTGTAGGTACCCAATTACAAGGTAATCAACCTAATATCACCACATTAGCTAATATACAAATATATTCATTGGGTGTAGGAACCACTCCCTCACAGACCCAAGGTGAAATACGTGCTACTAATGCTATCACATCATACTACTCAGATGAACGACTAAAAACACGTTTAGGTAATATTGAAAATGCCCTAGACAAAGTAGATCAAATCAGTGGATTCTATCATGAAGCTAACGATCTAGCATTAAGTTTAGGGTTTTCTAAAACACGTGAAGTTGGTGTAAGTGCGCAGGAAATACAAGCTGTGTTACCAGAAGTGGTAACACAAGCTCCAATTGATGAGCGATATTTAACAGTGCGTTATGAAAGACTAGCACCATTGTTAATTCAAGCGATCAAAGAATTACATCAAGAAGTTAATGCTATTAAAAAACAGCTTGGTGGATAAAATGACTTTTGATCAATTCAAAGTCATAGACAATTTCATACCTTTATCATTACAAGAACAAATAAAGTCAACACTGCTGGGATCAAAATTTGCCTGGTACTACAATGTAGACGTGACATATGATGCTGATGCTCCGATGGATCGTAGGAATCCTGGATTTAGCTACTTGTTCAATCCAAATGATAATATAGCATCAGACATAGCAACATTAGCCTACACTGGTGCAATAACAGCAGGTATACAATACAAAAATATCCTACAAGCTCGCGCATTCTTACAACTACCATTAAGTGAAACATTTTTAACCGCAGGTATTGATCCTTTACACATTGATACACAGACTACACATTTAGTAGTGCTGTATTATGTTATAGATTCAGATGGAGATACACTGTTAACTGACAGCACCCACTGTGATAGTTTTGAGGTTGAAGATCATACTATCATAGCACGTGTCACACCTAAACAAGGGCGTGCTGTGTTATTTGATGGCGGCTTGTACCACACAGCAGAACAACCAAAAAACAATGTTCGCTGTGTTATCAACCTGGACCTAGCTTAAAATAAATAAGGTAGGAGACTGAAATGGCAACAACGATAGGCAACGGTATAGTAACATTTGGAGACGGAACCCGGCTGGGATCCGCTAATATCGCTTATGGTAATATCACTAACCCTAAAACCAATCTCAGTCAATTTACCAATGATTTAGGTAATTATGGTAGTTGGGTGACTGGAGCAACTATCAACACGACCCCAGTCAGCACGGGTGCGTATGCAGATTTATGGTTGACAGTAGTAGGCACAGGTTCTAGTGCTACGCTAACTCTAAATCAAGATAACTGTAATTGTAATTGTGCTTGTAACTGTTAGGAACAATAATGTCAACTACATTAGGTAATGGGATAGTAACTTTTGGAGATGGAACTAGCTTACACAGTTCACAGATCCAGCTGGCTAATGTAAGTGGAGTGCCAACGAACCTCAGCAGTTTTACTAATAATCTAGGTAACTATGGTGGGTTCTTTGACAGCACTTATTTCAGTGCTACAAAGTCAGGCAATGCTGGAGGTGGTGAGTATGGCCCAAGATTTTTATATTGGAACGGAAGTCAATTACAGATAACAGCCAGTAACTGTAATTGTAATTGTAACTGTTAGGATAGAGCATGTCAGAAATATTAGGCAATGGCAGTATTACATTTGGTGACGGGACTACGATGAGCAGTGCCATCGTCCCTTGGACTAATTTAACCAATAAACCAACACAGTTAAGCCAATTTACCAATGACCTAGGTAACTACGGCAATTTTATAACTATTGCTAATATACAACAAGGTAGCCCAGGATATTACGACAATCCCAACGGAGCCATTAATGCCTGTGGCAGTGGTCGTGGCGGTATAGGTCACTTGACCAGCGGTAGTTGGGGGCTTGAATGGAATAGCAATCTTATCAAGCTGGCCTGTTATAATTGTAATTGTGCTTGTAACTGTTAAAAAATAGGTACATCTTAACAATAAGATATATATATATTAAAGGACTTGTAGTATGGATTTTTATGCATTAACCACAAATAGAGATTTACCAACAAATGACATCACCATCACTGGAGATACATTAACCATCAACATTGTTGATTCTACTATGGCCAATATATTTGGTAATACTAGTACCAGTGATAGTTTTAGTCTGAGTAGTTTGGTAACAGATTATGCCCAAGACCATGGATGTATAGCTATAATTCCACAAGGTATGCAGGCTAATGCTAGAATGATGATTATAGAAACTACACAATTAAGTTATCCAGAACGTGCTACTCCAGGGGACAGTTACACATCATATCAAACCACTCCTGGTAAAAACTATGCTGGTAGTCCTTATAGTGTTATTGACAGTAGATATCGTTCATACGGATATGTTTATATCTTAACCCCAACAGCAACTTGTTCAGTAGATGATTGTACGGTTATTTACAGAGCTGCCAATGCTAATGTAGTAATGAATGGATCTACCATATCACCTATAGACACTATAGAGTCAACACATGCATTCCTACACAATTGGTTACCAATTACTATCACAGGTGCTGCAACAATCACAGCAGGATCAACGGCTACTTATACAGTTACAGGCACAGCTAACACCACAGTGTATTTGTCTACAGACATTGGTGTAATTAATCGTAGTCGTGTTACAGAAAGCAAAACATTCCAATTGGATACTACTGGTCTTGAAGCTGGAGAAACTGTGACTATCAAAGCTGGTTACAAGTATTGGAGCGGTGTGACTAAAATGGTGATCACACTTGAATAACATAGTTTCACTATGGCCGACTAATGTTCTTTATGAAGCACAAGCACCTGAAGCTACACAGGAATTTTTATCTGAAATCTTAGCCATTGGCGAAGAGTATGAAGCAGCTCATCCAGAAGCACATGTGCCAGCGGCCATGCGCACGAACAAAGAAAACGTTTACAACTTATTAGCAGATCCTCGCCCAGCATGTCAACTATTTAAACAGATGCTAAAGTCACGTATGCTAGACCTAGCAAGAGCAGAAGGATTTTTAAACAGTGTAGCGTTTGAAGCAGTAACTAGCCTGCGTAAGTTTGCGCCAGGAGAATATGCCAAACCACACAATCATCGCAGTGTTGACTATGTGGCAGTGTTGTGGATAGCCTTAGAAGACACAGACCCACCAAATAACAACACACATCAACGAATGACGGGTAATCGTTTACATTTAATTGATCCAATGCCCTCACGCAGTCGTTTCTTAAACCATACCATGTTGTTTCCCATCAGCCCACGTGCTGGTACACTGCTGATACACCCAGCATCAACATTCCATACCACAGAAGCTAATCTAGGTTCAGTTGATACTATAGCATTGGCTACTAACATTAAAGTTGTTGATCCAGCTAGGAACTATGTAACCTTATAATGGCTAAGTTTACTATCCGTGCAGTTAAACCTATCACTAACGAAGAACACACATTTGTCTATGATAATCTAACATCTGAAATATTTGATGAACAGGGCAATTTAATCAAAGTTAAAAGTGATGAACAACCTAATTACAATGCTGTGTTTGCTACAAGCCAAGCAACTCCAGCAGGTAAAACAAAAGATATTAAAGTGTTAAAAATACAACTAGGACTTAGTTGTAACTATGAGTGCGTTTACTGTAGTCAGAGATTTGTGCCGCGTGCTGATGAAACCAATAAAGATGATGTAGGCCCTTTCCTAGAAGAATTACCAAATTGGTTCCACCCTACAGATGATGTCAAAGTAGAATTTTGGGGAGGAGAACCTTTCGTCTATTGGAAAACCCTTAAACCATTGGCAGAAGGTATTCGTGCCAGATATCCCACTGCTAGATTTGGCATAGTTACCAATGGCACAGTATTAGATTTAGAAAAGAATGCTTGGTTAGACGAACTAGGATTTACAGTGGGCATCAGTCACGATGGCCCTGGATACCATGCCAGAGGGTTAGATCCGTTTGATAACCCAGAACAGCTTGAGATGATTTTAGATCTGTGGCATAGGTTAGGCTCCCAAGGGCGTATGAGTTTTAATGCTATGATACACAAAAATAACGCTAGTCGCGGTGCTATAGTTGAGTGGTTTAAACAACGACTAGGATTTGACGTGCCCATTGGCGAAGGTGGGTTTATTGACCCATACGATGAAGGTGGTGCTAGTGTTTGTATGACTGAAGCTGCGGATCATATTAATTATCGTAGTGCTAGTTTTGGTGAACTGCGCAAAGGACAAGCCAGTCATATAGACGCAGTTAACCGTAAGATTAATGATTTTATCAAAAGTATAGTAACACGTCGTCCCGCTACGGCACTAGGACAAAAATGTGGTATGGATCGTGCGGACAATATTGCTGTAGATTTAAAAGGACAAGTGCTGACCTGTCAAAATGTATCAGCTGTAGCTACTAGTTTTAACGGTGCTAGTCATCTAATAGGTAATGTAGCTGACTTTGACAATATTAAACTTACCACATCAACACATTGGAGTCATAGAGCTGAATGCCCTAACTGCCCTGTGCTACAACTTTGTCACGGTAGTTGTATGTTTTTAGCAGGCGACATGTGGGAACTAGCTTGTGATAACTCATATAGCGACAATATTCCATTCTTTATGAGTGCTTGGGAAATATTAACAGGAACTATTCCCTACTATATTGATGGCCCACAAGCAGATGCACGCAAAGACATCATTGGTGCTGTTAATGGTGTACCTAAAAAGAAAGTTATTCCTATTCTAAGCGTCTAGCCCAAGGATTAATACTGACCGCAATGCGGGTTCCTGTGTATGGGTCAACTTTGTGCATTAACCCTGCACTAAACAATACCAATCTATTTTCCACTGGGCGTATTATTTCGCTATTTGAAATAAATTCTCCCCCTGCTAGGTCTTGTATTTTAGCATAATAGACCATACTGCACAACGGTAATTCTAACTGGCCTGATGTATGAAATAATTTTTCGTCTTTGTCTGTGTGCCAATCTAATCCCTGTTGATTACTATTACACCAATACTCATAGCCAATCATACTAGATAAATCAATATATTGACCAGCAATAGCTAATAATGGCTGTAACGGACTACTGCCTTCAACCCAGCCATCAGTTTGAATATAATCTAAGACTTTTTGATTGTCGTTGTCAGATAATACATTATCTAAAACCACTAACATTTATTAAACACCATGGCCAAAGTAAATCTATAATGTGGTGCAGTATGTGATTGCGGGCGTATAGTGTGCGGAATCGTAGCATCAAACACAGTGATACGACCTGGAGTATATGGGGTAGCTAACACAATATTTTTTTCTGTTTCATCAAAAAACAGTGTTTCGCCATACCAGCAGTTATTCCAATGTAGATTAGCATAGTATAGCACAACTTTGTCTTCTGGGTGAGTGTGAACAAAGTGTGTGTCGCTTGGGGTGGAGAGATTTAATACTACCTTGCTGATTTTGTAATCATTTATTTCTTGTTGAACGGGAGACCTTGCAATTTTTTCTAATAATTTCAAATAATCTAAATCTGCTTGATTAAATTCAGAATATAGATATTTGTGCTGTTGACGTTCTATACTATCTCCATCAGTCCACCCAATACTAAATTTAGCCTTAGTTACCGCGTCATATAGAAATTCTCTATAGTGTAGGTCAAAAACATCGTCGTATACGACGATTTTCTTACCCAAATCAACTGTATATTCTTTCATAGTTTATTATACTATAAATCACTATATTATGTCAAATTTTTTTTTGGCTATCTCGTATAAATACTACTAACAACACACGTCTAAGCCCCAGGGGAATATGGAACCGCAGGCTGTAACAATAGTGTAATAATTATTATTGCGGAGCAAACCCATGTCAAGCGGTTCATTAACCAGAATTCTTAACAATCAGATCTATAATCAAACGATTATAGCTAGCCAAAAGATCCAACCAGGATCTATCGTAGGCTCATTATTTGCCAGTAATGTAACAGTCCCAGGTGACTTGTTAATTGCAGGTAACTTGTTCGTTCTAGGTAACAGCATACAAACTACGATTTCCAGTACCAATACCTATGTTAACGATCCATTGCTAACATTAAACAATGGATTCGCTGGCACCAATACCTATGATGAAGGTTTGATATTTAATCGTGGCTCAGCAACTAACCAAGCATTTATTTGGAGCGAAACATTTAAAGAATTCCGTGTTATTGCTACCTCAGAAACGGGTACAACCTACGGTAACGTAAACGCCTCAGACCTAGCTAATTTAAGCGTAAAGAATTTTTATACCAGCGGTACAAATAACACTGACGGTAATATCAACCAACGTGGTACTGGTGCGTTTGGAGCGACGTTTGCAGGTAATGTTGGGTTAAACGGACCTTACTTAACTACCAGCCAAGCTACTATCAGCGTATTTAACACTGCTGCTACTACTGTAAATGAGTACGGTGCTGCAACAGCAATCTATCTAGGTGCTACATCTGGTACAGTCGTAGTTAATAATCCAACGATAGTTGGCACACAAACAACACAAAATGTATTCAATGCCAATGCTACCACAGTCAACGCATTTAATTCAGCTACCACATTAAATCTTGGACAGTTGGCTTCTACAGCCAATGTTGGTGCTACAACTGGTACATTCCAACTGAACAATCCAACAGTAGTTGGTTATAATACCACACAAAATTTATGGAATACTCTAGCCACAACAGTTAACGCATTTGGTGCTGCAGGTAACCTTAACTTAGGTAGTGGTGCCGGCGGTAGTATTGCTACAATCAATAACCAAGCTATCTATCTTCCATCTGCTACTAATATTGCCGTTGGTGGTAGTAGTTTAACATTTGCTAACACTGTAGTCACAACCGTTAACGAATACGGTTCAGCAACTTCAGTGTTCATTGGTGCTACTAGCGGTGTGGTTACTGCTAGAAGTGCATTATCAGCCACAGGTACATTCTGGGCTAACTCAAGTGCAGGCTCTACACAACAAAACCAAGGTATTGGTGCTATTGTAGTACCAACTGGTGGTATCAGTGTAGGCGGCACAGCTAATATCGCTGGCGCAACAGTGATTGGTGGTGCAACACAAATTAACAGCACACTAGGTGTTGGTGGCGTAACTTCAATCACTAATACTACGAATGCAACTGGACAATCAACTGGCGCATTACAAGTAGCAGGCGGCGCTAGCTTCACACAAGATGTTTGGATTGGTGGTAACTTATTTGTCAGCAACATTATAGGTGTTCAAGCTAACATCATCACAGTGACAGATCCGTTATTGTACCTAAGAAATTCTAACGTAAGTGTATACAATTATGATATTGGTTTCTACAGTGCATTCACTGGCACAGGATTAGGCACGATAAATCAATATCAACATACTGCTGTTTTCCGTAATCCGTTAAATAACACATGGAATTTCGTAAGTAACCTTGCAGAACCCAGTGCAAGTTATATCACTATTGATGGTACTACTGTCTACGATCCAATCAAAGCTGGTAACTTGCAACTAACAGTTACTACAGACAGTACAAGTACAACAACAGGTGCGTTAATAGTAGGTGGTGGTGCTGGTATTGGTGGCAACATATTCCAAAGTGGTGCGTATCACGATTCAAGTTCTAGCAACTTTATCAATATGCCAACACCAACAACGGCTAATAATCTCTCAGCCGCTACGACGATATTCTACGGTGCAGCAGCTGGTGACTTTACTATCCGTAACCCAAATATCAACAGTGTACAAGCATCATTGAACTTATTCAATGCTAATGTAACAACACTAAACTTTGCTGGTGCCGCAACTACCATCAGCGTAGGTGCCGCAACTGGTACAACAACATTTAATTCAGCTACTAACGGCGCAACGTATAGAGCAGGAGCAGTGGTAGTAGGTGGCGGTGTAGGTATCAATGGTAACTTAAACTTATCTAGAAGTAACTACATAACACTTGGCGCTGACTGGAACAGCAACGTTGTTTATCCAGAAAATGTTGTCCAAATAGTTTCAAACGCTAATGTAGCAAATAGAATTTCAATACAGAATCTTAACAATGGAACTTTTGCAACATCAGAATTCCAAGCTATCGCTGATATTGGATCTAATATTAATAGCTATATCAGCACTGGTATTTCTAGCAGTACCAATGGTTTAAATATCATTAAACCGTTAGATGGATACACATACACATCAGCAGGTAATTTAGTAATATCTAGTGCAATAAGAAAAGATTTAGTTTTAGCAGCCAATGGTATAAGTCAAGTTGGTGTAAGAATCAGCAGCCAATACAGTAACGTTGGTGTGCAGTATTCAACAGCCGCAACATCAAGCACCACTGGTGCATTGACATCAGTTGGTGGCATCAGTACTAAAGCCAATTTATATGTTGGTCGTGGTGTGACAATCAACAGCGACAACAGCATTGAAACATTTACAGTTAAGAGTTCTACTTCAGGTAACGTAGCGATATTTGCCAACGTAGTAGGCACTGCTGGAACATCAACTACAGAAACTGTGATCATTGGTGGTAGTAACCTAGCAGTACAAACTGGTGTAATATTGAAAGTCAATGGCCAAACATCAATGATGTTACCAGTTGGTCCACAAGCTGCTCGACCAAGTAGCCAAGGTGGTGTTGACGTAGCAGGTATGATACGTTTCAATAGTACATCTAACTTGCTAGAATATTATGACGGTAGTGTATGGCAAGTTGCTGGTAGCACATTTACAGTCATCAGCGATCGCCAATTCCAAGGTAACGTAGGTGGTGGTTATGGTAACGTTGACGGTACTAACACAACGTTTACTATACAATCTAATGCAACAACATCAGGTACATTAGTTGCTATCAACGGTGTGATGCAGTTCCCAACACTGGCTTACTCAGTAAGCGGTTCAACACTGACATTTACAGAACCACCAGCACCAGGTGATGTCATTGACGTTCGTGTATTAACCACAACAGCAACAGTTAGCTCAATTGCCAACGGTAACGGTGTAAATCAGTTAGTAGCTGATAATACTGGTGTTAGCTTTTATACTGGAACAACCTCTACAGTAGAACAAGTATTAATTGACCCAGCAGGTAATTTTAATTTCCTCAATCAAAATCACATTACTTATACACAAGCACCAACTAACGTTCCTACTACAGCTAGCCCAGTTGTGATTGATACATTCAGTCAAAGCAGTTATAGCAGTAGCAAATACTTAATCCAAGCTAAAGTTGGCGTAACGAACTTTGAGTCATATGAGGCTCGTGTAATAACTGATGGTGCAGGTAATGCTTATATTACTACCTACGGTATTATTAATAACGGTACTTCATTTGGTACAATTAGTGCTAACGTGGTCAGTGGTAATGTGAACGTTTACTACACATCAACTATAGCACAGGCTAACGTTAAAGCATTTGGTACTTACATTGTATAAAGGTAAACAATGTTAAACATTTCAAAACAGTATCGTACGAACTACACTGGTGAGGACATAATCACTGAACGCAAGCATGAAAATCGCATGTGGAGTGAAACTGTTGAAACAGTGCCTAATGCTGTTACCAACAATCAAATTTCAAATCGTGCTGTTATCATTGGTAATAGTCCAACTAGGTTAGATTTTGATTTAAACAATCTAAAACATGCCAGCGGTTTGTTAGGTGCTAATACTTTACAAACCTATGGGTGTAATGCGCTATATAGAGATTTTACACCTGATTTTCTAGTAGCACAAGGTAACGACATGGTTGATGAGTTGGCCAAAAGCTCTTATCCAAGAAATAATATCGTCTATACCAATGCTATAAATTTATTAGCATATCCAAATACATTTTATCTTATTCCATACAATCCTTATGCTGACAGTGGTACAACTGCTGCCTACATAGCTGCATTTGATGGACACAAAAAAATCTATCTATTAGGCTTCCATGGACAGGATACACCAGGAATAAACTTTAATGTCTATTCTGGAACCAATGCCTATGACGCTGAAGAATCTGATGTAGGTAGTGATAAATGGACAAACAATCTCACACAATTATTCACAGTCTATGATGATGTTGATTTCGCTTGGGTTACCAACCGTGGTACCAGCACAGTACCAGACTGCTGGAAACCTTGCCAAAATTTACGTCAAATATCATTTAGAGATTTCGTAGTAGAAGCTGACTTATAAGACTGATTCTAATGTCTTAATCTTTGCACTTACCGCATCAAAATTAATAGTACGCCAAACACCAGGATGTAAAGGTTTAGGATGATCCTCTAATGCTACCCAGCAAAAGCCACGATGTTCAAAATTAAGTTTGGGTGTGAATTCTTCGTCTACTGGAATTAAGAAAGTATTGTAACTGAACTTACCGTTGTCACTGGTAAATTTTTCTATGGGGATGACTTTGACATCTTGGAAGTTGTAGCCCAATTCTTCGCTGAGTTCTCTATACAAGCTGGTTAACAGCAGTTCACCAGCATCAATCTTACCACCAGCCAGGCCCCAAGTACCACTATACTTGTCACCGTCACGTAATAGGAAAAGATAACGACCTGTTGAAACACTGTAGATGAAAGTGCCTACACCTTCTATAAGACCAGTGTCCAAAGACCGTTTTTGTGTTGAAGTTAGCATAAAAATTAAAGAACTAAAGTCCATCCACCATTTTTATATTCGCCTTCAAAACTCTTCACCCATTGATTGAGATTCCATTTATATTGAGTTCCAGTTGTTAGATTGCTTACATATTGTACATTAGCTTGATTCTGGCTGTCAAATGAAACAGTCCAATGTACGCCAGTATATTGTATGATGTCGTTCGCATGACAGACTAAATCTACCCCATCAGTACCGCGCCATAGTGTTGGTCCGCTGCTTGGGGCAGCATTGGCACTACCAACATCACCTAGGATCAAATATCTGGTACCAGCTGATGGATGAGTGATACTGGATGTTAAACTTGAACTAGTTGGGTTGATGATAGCATTGATTGGAGTTAGTGTGTTACCTGGGATAGTATCAATGTCTACGTTAAATAACATCAGCGTAGGATCTGTTGGGTGATAGCTGACGGTACCAATGACTTCTGAGACGCCATCTGGTTGTAGCAAACGCACTTCACTGATGCCAGGACTTAGATTACCATAGATGTTGACAAACGCCGCCCAATTATCAGGAGTACCAACTTTGACTGGAGTACCAGAGATATCTTCGCCACCAATGTCACGGGGTGTTTCTATATCCTGTTGTTTCAACAGTGTCAAGGTGTTGCCAATCAACAGCGTACCATAGTTCAATGGAGTGAAGTATTGGCGATTACCTAATAGATTATCTTCGTTTAATACACTGTCGCTGAGATTACCATCGCTGTCATGTATGCTGGCAACGATCTTTTGGATGACACCAAGTTTCTTAACTTTAGCTGGAGGACTAATCCACACAGGTAGTTTGAATGTTAATGTAGCAACATCAATGGGATTATCTGTACCAATAGGCACTGATCTTGTATTCCAATTTGGACTTTCTAAATAAACAACGCTTAGGCTAGTCCAATCAATGTAGTTGTCTGTTGACTGTATCTCCATGGCTGGATTAAACAATACTATCAACTGTTCTAATAACTGTAATTTTTGTTTGGTGTTACTAGTCCAAATATCTAACTTCAATTCTATAGTATAAGGCACAGGCATGCTGCGTTCAATGGTAAAAGCATTGCCCTGTTTGTCTTCATACTCCATGGTGTCTTCATTGTAATACTTTTGGCGTATCTGCATCTTGCCAACAAAGTCAGGTTGTTGCACGCGATCTCTATCATAGGTAATATTATTGATATACACAGTCATAGCTGGTGTTGCATTCATGATATTTGGTGCACTATTCTGTGTGATAATCTGTGCTACTTGGCGACTACCATCACCCCAATAAACAGGCACACGTTGTAGAGTTTGATGCCCATTACGATCAAATCCAAACTCAACTTGGAAACCTGATACCATACGAACAAACTGTGCTAGGAATCGTTCTATCTGAGCGTCATAAAAGAAGCTCTGATTAGCAGTTGTCATTTGCTAACTCCTTTGATAATTTTTTATTTTTTTGATACTCTGACATTCTGATTGAATGCATAGCTTTAGCCTCCTCACTCCATTTAGTAGACGGTTTACCTTTCTTTGGATGAGGTTTACTAAATTTATATCCACTTTTTTTATTAACAGTTTCTACACCACCATTTGCTTCACGACGTCTGGTATGGGCTGCCTTTTGTGCGATGCGCATTTTTTCTATACTTTCTTGGTTATGTGTTTTATTATTACCACCGTTTCTAATATTGAAGCCATTCTCAATACTATTATATTCTTTAATATATTTTGTTTCTAATAAATTTAACTCATCTAAATTAGATGCAGTATCAATAACTTCAAATGTAAATGCATCTTTGCCATATTTTCTTAATGCATTATGAAAACGATGAGTTCTTTTTGTATATCTGCTGTCTGATAGATGTTCTAATCTACGACGATTGGGTTCTTGTATAGTTTGCCCTATATAAACTCTACTAGTATCAATATGAGTAAATTTATAGATATACATTATTGATTATCCGCTGTTGGACGTAAGGCTTGACTCAAGCTCTGACGTTGTGGTACTACACGACTGTAGACTGTATATTCTATCGTATCACCTATATGATACAAGGTGTTGCTGACAGTAAAGCCAATGTTGCCTGTAGTATTGGCAATGGTGATATTGTCTAGTGCACCTGTGATTAATAAATTGTTAATTTTAACTTTAACACCGTAGCTGCTTACATAGTGTAATGTAGTAACAACATTACCACTGGTGTAGCTG